AGATGGCTCCGCAGATTTACGACATGCCAGCTCTGCACCGGCAGATGCTAGAAGTGTTGGGAATACGCAACGCTGCCAAGCTTGTGCCGACGGAAGATGACCAAACGCCGAAAGATCCTATTACCGAAAACATGAATGCGCTTAAGCTCAAGCCTTTGAAGGCATTTATGTATCAAGACCATACGGCGCATATTCAGACACACATGAACATGATGAACGACCCAGCAGTAGCTGCGTTGATTGGGCAAAACCCTCAGGCCAGCTTAATTGTTGGCGCTCTCCAAGCGCATATTGCTGAACATTTGGGCTACCAGTACCGTCGTCAGGTTCAAGATGCCGTCGGCACACCGCTGCCAGGGCCAGAGGAGAAGATCCCCGAAGCCATGGAGGTTCAGATTTCCAAGATGGTGGCTGAAGGTTCGCAGATCGTTCTTGCTCAAAGCCTACAGGCGAAAGCCCAGCAACAGGCGCTTCAGAACGCTCAAGATCCAATCATGATGGCTGAAATGCAGAAGCTTCAAATCCAACAGGCTGAAGTCCAACGGAAAGCCCAGAAAGACCAAGCAGATACACAAATTAAGATGCTGCAATTGCAGCTCGACGAACTTAAAGCCCAGCAACAAACTGAGCTTGAGGGGGCACGTTTAGGCATCGACATCCAGAAGTCTGAGGAAGAAATGGAGCTTAAACGCCAAATTGAAGCCACGAAGCAGGAGATGGAAGGTATGCGGATGGGCATTGACCTGGGTAAAACCATGGCGGAACCGGAAAGGACACCACCTGAATGATGAATAAATTCGTAGAAGTTCTACGCGGGAAGATTAGAGAAGATTTAAACAACTACGCCGACGACATTGCAGGCGGCGCTTGTCGAAGTTTTGACGAGTATCAAAAACTCTGCGGAGTCATCCAGGGTCTGGCTATGGCGGAGTCTTATTTACTTGACCTTGCAAAGAAAGTAGAGGAAGCAGATGACTGACGAAAATCAGCAGGCAACCCAGTTGCCAAACCCCACAGGCTGGAAACTGTTGTGCGCCATACCTGAGGTTGAAGATAAGTTTTCGGGCACCGATCTTTTAAAGCCTGAATCCGTATCCAAAGTCGAAGAGCACAGTACGACTGTTTTGTTTGTTATTAAGGTCGGCCCTGATGCCTACAAAGACGAGATGAAGTTTCCACAAGGCCCTTGGTGTAAAGAAGGTGACTTTGTGTTAGTACGTGCTTACTCAGGAACTCGTTTTAAAATTCACGGCAGAGAGTTCCGCTTGATTAATGACGATCAAGTTGAAGCCGTTGTCGAAGATCCACGTGGATATACCCGCGCTTAATAGGAGCTAAACATGCCAGAACAATACAAATTCCCCGACGAGAAAGAAGTCGAAGAAAAGGATATTGAGATTGAAACTGAAGAGGGCGATATTGAGCTAGAAATAGTTGACGATACCCCTGAAGAAGACCGTGGGCGTAAGCCTCTTGACCGTGAAGTTACTGATCCAACGGATGAAGAGGTCGCTGAGTACAGCGAAAAAGTCCAGAAGCGAATGAAGGAGCTTACGCACGCGCGTCATGATGAGCGTCGGGCTAAGGAAGCGGCTTTGCGTGAACGGGAAGAAGCAGTCCGTATTGCGCAGAAATTAATTGACGAAAACAAATCGCTTCGCCAAAACGTCAGCACAAATCAGAATATGGCTGTAGAAAGTATGAAGGCCCAAGCTGAATCTGCGCTGGTTATGGCTCGTAAGAAACTCAAAGAAGCCCAAGAGAATTACGACACCGACGCTATTATTTCTGCCCAAGAAGAGTTGGCTGAAGCGAAATTTAGTATTGAGCGGTTAAAAAGTTATCGCCCAGCCCCTTTACAAGAAGAAAAAGAAGAGGTATATAATCAACCTCATACGCCGCAGGTGCCTCAACCTGACCAAAAAGCTATGAGCTGGCAACAGCAAAATCAGTGGTTTGGACAGGATGATGAGATGACCAGTCTTGCATTAGCGGTGCACAAAAAATTGGTCGAGTCTGGGGTTGACCCCAGAAGTGATGAATATTACGAGCGAGTAGACGCTCGCATGCGCGAAGTGTTTCCGAGCTTTTTCGGAGAGACAAAGAAGGAACAACCGAGTAAACGTCCGGCTAACGTAGTAGCCGCTGTATCACGAGCTGCCAACGGTAAGACAAAAGTTAAATTGACTAAGACCCAGGAAGCCCTGGCAAGGAAATTTAATTTAACCAATGAGCAGTACGCTAAAGAAGTACTTAAACTTACATCGGAGTCCTAAAATGTCTGAACGAATGAGCCGTGACGGTGCGCAAGAGCGCACACCTAGAAACCTTCAAACACGTGAGAGTTCTGCTCGTAGCATGGAATACGTTCCACCGAGCACTCTTCCTGACCCCACCCCTCAACCGGGTTGGAAATTTCGGTGGATTGCTACCTCCCTTCTGGGCGCAGCACTTCCGCAGAATGTTTCCAAAAAGACCCGTGAAGGTTGGGAACCGGTCAAAGCAGATGACCATCCCGAGCTTATGCTCGCAGGTGACAAAAATGGGAACGTTGAGCTGGGTGGTTTGATGTTGTGCAAGATGCCAGCCGAGTTGGTTGATTCGCGCAATACCTACTACCGTAAGCAGAACACGGCCCAAATGGAGTCTGTGGATAACAACTTCATGCGACAAAGTGATCCCCGTATGCCGCTGTTTAGTGAGAAGAAAACTTCTACTACCAGAGGTGTCGGATTTGGTTCTGGTTCTAAATAAATTTTAGGAGTTTAAAATGGCTTATCCTACTGTTAGCAAGCCTTATGGCTTCCGACCGGTCAATTTGATCGGTGGACAGGTATTTGCCGGTGCTACACGTAAGATGCGGATTGCCAGTGCATACGCCACTTCAATTGGCTATGGCGATCTGCTTATTCGTGCTAGTGACGGTACTGTCGAGCGTTCAGGTGCAACTACATCAAAGCCCACCGGCGGTTTCGCTGGCGTGTTTCTTGGTTGCGAGTTCATTAATTCCAGCACAGGTCAACTTCAGTTCCAACAGAACTTTGTTGGCGGCACGACAGTGACTTCTGGAAACATTACGGCTTATGTCTGTGATGATCCCGATGCCCTGTTCCAAGTGGCTGTGGTTTCTGGCACTACGGTTGTGTCCGGTGTTCAATATACGTCTGTTGGCAACAACGCCACCATCGTAAACAACACGGCTATTACCAATGCTGGTAACTCGCAAGTTGCTATTTCTGATTCAACTGCTACAACTGATACGTTGACAATTCGCATCGTTGACGTTGTGCCGGATACCGCTTACGAGTCAAGCGGCAACATCCTGTATCCCGAAGTGATTGTGAAGTTCAACTTCGGTATGCACGCTTATGACACCGCCGTTGGCGTATAAGGAGCGATTTAAATGGCTATTTCACGCGCACAACTACTTAAAGAACTCCTTCCTGGCCTAAACGCCCTGTTTGGTCTTGAGTACTCCCGCTACGGCGAAGAGCACAAGGAGATTTACGAAACCGAAACTTCCGAGCGTTCGTTCGAAGAAGAAACCAAGCTGTCCGGTTTCTCCGCTGCCCCCGTTAAAAACGAAGGTGCTGCGATTGCTTATGACAACGCACAAGAAGCTTTCACTGCTCGCTATACACACGAGACAATCGCTCTTGGTTTCTCCGTGACTGAAGAGGCAATTGAGGACAACCTCTATGACTCCCTCTCGGCCCGTTATACCAAGGCTCTTGCTCGCGCTATGGCGTACACAAAGCAAGTTAAGGCTGCTGCTGTTCTTAACAATGGCTTCGACACGAACTACCCCGGTGGTGACGGCGTGCCCTTGTTCTCTGCTTCGCACCCCCTGGTGTCTGGCGGAACAAACAGCAACATCCCCACCACGCCTGCTGACCTGAACGAGACTTCTCTTGAGAACGCCGTTATTCAGATCGCTGCTTGGACGGATGAGCGTGGCCTGTTGATTGCAGCTCGCCCCCGCAAGCTGGTTATTCCTCCCGCATTGCAGTTTATTGCGACTCGTCTTCTTGAGACTGAGCTTCGCGTGGCTACTGCCGATAACGACATCAATGCGCTCAAGAATAACGGCTCGATTCCCGAGGGTTATGCAATTAACCACTTCTTGACCGACGCAGATGCTTGGTTCCTTACGACTGACGTTCCCAACGGTATGAAGCACTTTGTTCGTACCCCCATGCAGAACAGCATGGACGGCGACTTTGATACCGGCAACGTCCGTTACAAGGCCCGTGAGCGTTATTCGTTTGGTTGGTCCGATCCTCTGGGCATGTACGGCTCAGCAGGCGCGGCATAATGGAAGGGGGCCTTGTGCCCCCTTTCTGTTTCACTGTATTATTTAG